AAAAGAAAATTTAAACAAAGGAACGGAAATACCTACTGGAAAAGAATTACAAAAAATAATAGATGATGCTTTGGCTGAAGCTGGTTTAGATCAACAAGGCAATCCTATACAGCCAGAAGACCTGTCAACCAATCCTTTAACGGTAAATCCTTTACTTGTTCAGGATGCAGCTAATACAGGGCCGTTTGTTGAGGATAATGACCCAAATCAAAAAGCAATAGACGCATTTATAGATTTAATTAGTGGGAAATAAAA